TCAGGATTTTCCGGCTACGAGCCTAAGGACTGGCAAACATAAGCTTTCTATGATTCTAATCTGATCATCCACGGTCCGAGCGATCTCGTCTTTATCCTCGGTTGGATACCCTCTCACCAGCGCAGCTTGGATTTTTTTCCCGAACTCAATGTCATCAGCGACTGGATTAAACTGAGCGTGGATGTCAATGAACGCCTTCAAAACGTTAAATTGTGCACCCAACTTCTCTAATGCGCCCTCCAAAGCATCGCCAAACAGCGCTCGAGCCATAGGGAATCGAGCATCCAAATCCACTATTTTGTCATGCGAGGCTTCAAACCGGCGGTAATAGACTTGAGCGCTTATGAGGCGTTTCCGTTGAGCCGGATCATTGCTTAGTTCAAACCCAGACGTCACCAGTTGCCGTTCTGCCTCGGCAAACTCTTGAGGAGCAATGTAGGGTGAACGCATATAAGATAGGTGGCGTCGAGCATTGTAAGCAGCGGCAACTATCTTTTCCGCTTCTTCGATTTTTCTCTCTTCTAATTTCTGTGTCCGCCACTTGTTGATCGTACTGGACCCCACGTATCCAGCATAACAAACCGCAAGTGCTCCTAATATTGTGCCGACCCCTTGCAGGACCGTTCCAAGCGAGTTCAAAAACTCAGGCCTCAGATAGGCTTCCATGACCAAATCACCCGCCCAATAATTTTCACTTGGTTTATATCTTCTCCATGCAACACTATGGGAGCGTAATGGGCATCGCTGTTATCTGAGCACCAATGTAGGGTCTCTACATCGGTCCACAATGCGCGTTTGGCAAAGATATCTCCGTGGAGTGAGACTACATAAACTCGACCGTTAGCTGGGTCCTCACCAGCATTTGGTTGACTTGTGTCAATGACTGCAAAGTCACCACTCGCCAGCGCAGGAAGCATGCTGTCACCCTTGATCTCAAGCAGCCGTAAGTGCTTCCGACGAACGCCGAGTACTTTAGCAGCAAGCGCGTCCATATCCAGATCGATACCCCGAGATTCATCAAGCACTGCAGAGCCGCCGCCCGCCGAAGCTTTTAACGGAAGAAACTTTATCGTCGGCGCAGCGGGGAGCTCAAAGGTTTCACGAACCATTTCCGAGGCAGTCGCGGCAACTGATTTCATTTCTTCTACAGCGCGCTTAATCAGTGTTTCGGCTATCAACCCTTTTTCTTGAGGGTGGCCCAGATGCTTCGGGCCAATACCCGTCAAAACCCAACCGGGGTTAATCTCAAACTTTTCGAACGAAAGAAGGGTTTCACCGTTGGGCGTGCCCTCACCCCTCTCAATTTTCTGCCATCCACGTAAAGACATGCCAAGCCTATCGGCCATCTCCTGTTGAGAAAGTCCGTTTTCGTCGCGTACGAGTTTAGCTCGTGCGCCAATTTCGGTCACAGCAAAATTGCCCATCCTTCGCGATAAGCACTTTTGTGCTTGCAATATGCACAAAAGTGCCTATACCTTTCTGTGTTCGCAGAATTAATAACCCCAAAAAAGGAGGCCGGTCAGGGCCTCCCTTCTGGAAGGAATCCTTTATGCACCGTGTCTCTGACGGCGGCAAGACAAGCCGTGCCGAACGCCGAAGGCTGGAAGAAATTGCCCGCATAAAAGGCAAGCTCATCATTGCCAAAATTACGCTTGCCGAAATCGACAAGAAATATTGCCTACCGACCGGCACAGCCGGCAATGCCGTCCACGAGCCGCACGCGGCAGGTGAACGCGCCATCGCAGCCGCCCTCAAAACCCGGCCGCATCTTCTCTGGTTCTCCCGCTATCACTCCGATGGCCGCAGGCTCACCCCGCAGCCTTCGGAAAACTACCGGAACGGCCGTCGCGCCGCCGAAGCGGAGCAAGCCGCAGCATGAAGCGTGGAACGATTCGGGATTGCTGCTCTAGCCTACTGCATGAGTGCAAGGCGTTCATTCGCCCCGGCTGTCAGACCCAACCTCTCGACCGCTCCACACCCCGACAATCGCCGATCAGCAGACACCCTACAATGACGAAACCACATGCCAATTTGGACAGCCCGATTTTCATTCCGTCGCACTCTCGCGTGTGCCGGTGGGCCGAAACCCTGCTGATTTTTAGTCCTGCGTTCGCAGGCGTTTCGGCCGTCTTTTTCACCATCCTCAAGAACTATGGAGCAGCTCAATGACCGCAGCAGTCCGCAACTACGTCGCAGTGCCATTCTTTGACCGCGTCCCGCCAAGGGTCATGGACCTCGTCATCACCACGTTTGACAACATCGTCGAGCGCGCACAGAACAAACGCGACGCCTATTATTTCTTCGCAACCGGCGTGAAACAACGTCAGTTTGAAGCCCCGACGTTCGAAGAATTTGCAGACTGGCACGAGCGCGTCAAAATCGGCCTGGTCGAACGCCCGCATCCGTCCGAAGTTGTTCAATTGACCGCTGTCGCCGGGTCAGCCCACCCATCACCTGCCAACGCCACCCCAGAACGCCGGGTGAAACAGCCGCACGCCATTGCCTGCGCCCTCGACCTGGAGGCAGTTGGCGCCGAGCGCCTGAGGCAGGCATGGGCTATTGTTGCTGCAGCCCACGCGCTCAATGAGGCGAAGCTCGCGGCCGGTTACAGTCCGGCATCAATCACTCTTGATGACACCGTTCTGCAGCAGGCTTTGACCGAGCTTCTAAGCGCGGAGGCAAACGCCACCGTCATGGACGCTGACGTTCATATGACGGCCGGAAACAAGCTCGTCGACCTGCTGCTTGGCGAAGGCGATGCAGATATCGACGACAAGCTTGTCGGTTGCCTCACCATGGACATGCAGCCCGAGCTTTGCCGCCTGCTTGCGCGCTCCGACGCCAACAAATCCCGCTGATTTCCCGAACCGTCGCTCTGTTACCCCCAGGGAGCGACGCCAGATGCCGGGGCGGCCAAAATCCCGTCCCCACCGCCTCGGCATCTAACTGCCGCAATTCCGTCGCCGAGCGGCGAACTCCGAGGTTTCGATGGTAAATCCTTATTCCGATGAAGAACGTTTGCAGGCGATGGTGGCGGCCAGCTACCGCGCTAGCCGTTCGCATTTCAACCACCTGCCACTCCGCCACATCATCAACCCGCCTGCCGAAATGTTCGATGCGAAGCTCGCACGGCAGATGGCGATCTATGTTCTTCACATCGATTTCAATGTTCCGCGCCGCCGCCTGGTCGTGCTTTTGGGCGTTGCCCGCTGGACCGTGATGCAGGCTGTCCGCGTCGTCGAGGCGCGGCGCTACGAACCGCTCTTTGACAAGGCTTACGAACGCATCGCCGCCCGCGCCAAAGACACCTTTATGGAAATGCTCTACGAGGCCTCGGCCGGACAGGAAGCCTCCTATGGCTGAGTTCGTCCGCGCCACCCTTTCGAGCATTCATGTCGGTGAGCGGCTGCGCCCGATCGACATGGATTATGCCGAGGCGATCGCCGCCTCGATGTCCCAACACGGGCAGATCAGCCCGATCATGATCCGCAAGACGCCCGCGAAAAAGGGAACACCTTACACGCTGGTCGCGGGCGGCTACCGCACCACCGCCGCAACATTGCTCGGCTGGACGGAGATCGACGCCATTGTCGTCAAGGCTGACGCCGTGGAAGCGCAGTTGCTCGAAATCTCCGAGAACCTCTATCGCAACGAGTTGAACCCGCTCGATCGCGCCATCTTCGTCATGAAGTACCGCGAGCTTTGGGAGGAAAAGCACGGCAAGATCACCCGAGGCGGTGACCAGAAATCAAAACCGCAAAATGCGGGTTTGATTTTCAGCGCCGGGCGCGAGCTGTCCAAACTGGTGCAGGAACGCCTCGGCATTAGCCAAGACAAATACGAACGCGCAGTCAGCATCGGAACGAAGCTTGATCCTGTGCTGAAGCAAGCGGTGCGCGGCACCACGGCTGAAAACGATCAGTCGCAACTTCTGACCTTGGCCAAGCTTCCACGCGAAGACCAGATCGCCGTTGCTGCTGCATTGAAACACACCCCGGATGTGAAGAAGGTTTTGGCTTTCACCAAGCCCACGGTTCTGGTCGCCACGCCACCCGCCGCTTCTCAATCCATCATCCTCACCAAACTGATCGCCGCCTGGGACGAGGCGAGCGAGGAAACCCGCGATAGCTTCCTTGAGCGCATCGGCGTGTCTGACGCGCCGGATGCTCTCATGGCTGCGATCCGCGAGGAGGCAGCATGAGCACGAAACGCGACCCCAACCAGATGGACTTTTTCAAAGAGACCATTTTCCCGGTGCGCTCCGCTTCGGAACGTCTCGATATCGACCGGTTCCGTTCGACCCTGAAACGCGAAATGGCCCGCGCGATCCGAGAGTGCCAATACGACCGCGACACCATCGCGGCGCGCATGGCTTTTTATCTCGGCCTCGACAAGGTCTCGAAGTCTGCTCTCGACAGCTACACGGCCGAAAGCAAGACAGCCCACGACATCAGCATGCCGCGCTTCAAGGCCTTCGTCCGTGCGACCAACGCCTTCTGGCTTTGGGATGTCGTCGTTTCCGATGACGGGCTTTTGCTGCTCGAAGGTGACGAAGCCCGTCTCGCGGAAATGTCTCGCATTCGCCAGGAGCAAAGGAAGCTCGCCCAAGAACTGAAAGTTCTTCAGGCGACACCGGTGCACATTCGTCGGGTGCGCAAATGAAGAAAGAATGGTTCACATCCGCCGAACTGGCTGAGGCAGCGCTTCCCGGCCTGCCGCAGTCGCGCAAAGGCATCGAGTTGCTTATTGCCCGCTCCGGCGTGAGGTCCACCGGGAAAGCCCGACACAAGGCCGGTCAGGGCGGCGGGTTTGAATACCATTATTCTTTCCTGCCTTCCGTAGCGCAGGCCAAGCTCGCATTTCTCAATGCCGAGCCGACCGATCCCCGCCCGACAAAGCTTTCAAAGATGCTTTGGGACCGTTTTGAGGCCCTTTCGGACGCCCATAAAGCTATCTGCAAGACCCGCTTCGCAGTGCTGACGGAAGTCGAGGAATTGCGGGCCTCGGGCATCAGCATGAAACACGCCGTCGCCCACGTCACCCGGAGGGCAGATATCGTGCCCGCGACCTATTACGAGTGGCGCAAGATGGTCGAAGGCCATTCCCGCCAGGACTGGCTTGCCGCCCTCGCTCCGTCATTCTCGGGCAGCGCCAGCGGCGAAGTCGTCGAAGTCACCCCCTGCCACCCCGAGGCATGGAAAATCCTGAAATCGGATTTCCTGCGACCTGAACGTCCTTCTTTCAGCGCCTGCTATCGTCGCATGGAAATGGTCGCCCGCGACCAGAACCTGTCGCCGATACCTTCGGAGCGTTCCTTGCGCCGGCGCCTGGACGCGGAAGTGCCAAAGGCCGCACAGATCATTGCCCGCGAAGGCAAGGACAAGGCAAAGCAGCTTTTCCCGGCGCAGAAGCGCACGGTGGCTCATCTGCATGCCATGGAGATCGTCAACACCGACGGTCACCAGCTCGATCTGTTTGTTCGGGTTCCGTGGTCTCAAACGCCGGTGCGCGTGATCCTGATCGGTATTCAGGATGTCTATTCCCGCAAGGTGCTTTCATGGACGCTGGCCGAGGCCGAGACATGGGAGGCTGTCCGGACCTGTATCGGTTCGATGATCGAGAACCATGACGGCATGCTGCCTTATCATATCTATATGGATAACGGCCGTGCTTTTGCGGGCAAGATGATTTCGGGCGGGGCAAAGACCCGCCACCGCTTCAAGGTCAATGAGGACGATGTTGCCGGCCTCCTGAAGACGCTCGACATCGAGCCGCATTTCGTGAAGCCACGTTCCGGCCAGTCGAAGCCGATCGAACGCGCCTGGCGCGATCTGGCCGAGGAAATTTCCAAACATCCGTCCATGTCCGGTTGCTACACGGGCAATAAGCCGGAGGCGAAGCCGGAAAATTATGGCAATAGTGCCGTGCCGCTCGAAACGCTCCAGCGCCATGTCGCGCAGTGCGTTGACGAGCATAATCACCGGCTGAACCGCACCACCGAGACCGCCCACGGCCGCAGTTTCGCTCAGACGTTTGACGCGTCGATCGCCGAACCGTCAACGATCGTTCGTTATGCCAGCATGGCCCAGCGTTCGCTCTGGATGCTGTCGGCCGTCGCCATCACGGCACGCAAGCCGGACGGCGCAATCCACATGCACGGTAACCGCTATTGGAACGCTGTGCTTAACGAGTGGATCGGCAAGAAGCTGACGGTTCGTTTCGACCCGGCCGACCTGCACAAGCCGGTCAAGGTCTACGACCCGGAAGGCCGCTTCCTCTGTGATGCCAACTGCCTGGCCAAAACCGGCTTTGCCGATACGGGTGCCGCCCGTCGCCAGGAGAAGGCACGCAAGACGCACGTCAAGAACCTTCAGGCGGTGGCCAAGAGCAATGCGGCGCTCTCACCGATGCAGCTTGGCGAGATCATGGAAAAGGGCCGCAAGGCGGAGGCCGCGAAACGTCCGCAGACGCCGGTTCGTCCGGTCGTCACCCGCCTTGTCACCGGCAACCTTGCACATGCCCCGGTCGAAGAAACGAGCGTCGATGCATTCGAAGACAAATTTGCGCGCGGCCTTGCCCGATTAGCGGGCGGGGAAAGCGCGATCATCCAATTCCCCACAGGGAATACCGAGGCAGGCGGCAAGCCTGCCCGCAAGAGAAGAGCCGAAAAGTACTGAGTACGGTTCCAGTCCAACAGGGCGAAAAAAATGAGCGACCCGAAGGCCGCCCCGCAATTGAACAAAGGAACCTTAGCATGAAAAAGACGAGCAACACAAATAGCGTGTGGGAACAGTCTAAACCGACAATCGAGTTTGTCGCCAAGCACCCCGCTCCAGACGTTGATGAGTGGCGCAAGCTGACGTCACGCATGGTTGACGCCGCGACCGAATTCGGCTGGTCGAAAGCCGAAGTGTCGCGCCGCACCGATGTACCCGACGGCACGTTGTCCCCATGGTTTAGCGGCAAATATCTCGGCGTTCTGTCGAACATCAACCAGAAAGTTGCCAACTGGCTGGATGCGCTCGACGCAAGTCAGAACATGGCTGCAACCATGCCGGTGTCGCCGCCCTTCCAGCGTACCGCAGTCGGGCAGGACGTGTATAACGCGCTCCTGTTCGCCCAGGTAACGTCCGGTTTCGTCCGCATCGTTCTGCCCGCAGGCTCTGGCAAGACGACGGCTGCAAAGCACTTCCTGAACACGCGGCCGCACGTCTTCATGGCGACGCTCAGCCCGAGCACTAAAACCGTCCATGGAATGCTTGTTGAACTCTGCGCTGCTCTGGAAGTGCACGAGCACAATCCCGCGCGGTTCGTCCGCTCGATCGGCGCGAAGCTCAAACGCGTCGGCGAAGGGTCGCTCCTGATCATCGACGAGGCGCAGAACGCCGTGCCGGAAGCGATCAACCAGCTGCGCCACTTCGTTGACAACGACCATTGCGGCGTTGCGCTTCTTGGCAATGAGGACACCGCCACCGCCTTTGTCAAAGACCTCGGCCGTTCCGTAGCCAGCCGCGCGCAGGTGCTCTCACGTTTTGACAGGCAGGTTCGCACGGTGCGCAACCCGGTCGCCGACGCAGAAATCCTGATCAAGGCCTGGGGTGTAGAAGAAGGCACCGACTGCGCAATATTTCTAAAGGGGATTGCCAGCAAGCCCGGCGCCCTTCGCCAAGTCGACCGGACCATGAAAGCGGCTTCCATGCTTGCCATCGCTGACGGCGAGGAAGGCGTGAGCCTGGAGCACCTTCAGGCCGCCTGGAAGAACCGCGACATGGGAGACAGCCTATGACGGCGGAAAACCCTTCCCTCAAATCTCATCTGGATTATCTCGCGGGCATCTTCGCGGAAGCCCACAAGATGGAACCCCGCGAAAAACTGGAGCTTGATGCAGAGTCCGCCCAGACCATCCTGAAGACCCTTCGCGGCTTGTCACGGCAGGCCGGACATCTTGAGTTGGAACTTTCCATTCTGCGCGACAGCGAGGCCGGGAAGTTGCTCGCCAAGACTGCCGAGCAGCTCGCCACCGGCCAGCTCACCAGCCTTTTGAAAAAGGCCGAAGGCAACATCATCCGCCCGAACTTTGGAGGAAAGAAGAATGACGGCGAAGCCTGACTGCGTTTCCGATTATTTGCTTCAGTTGGCGCGTGATTTGAACGGCGTCGTCAATGAGCGCGGCACCATCAACCTTGACCGGGTGACCTCTGCGAACGTCATCGTTCATATCGGCCGCATCGCCGATCTCGCCCGCAAACTCGAAAACGCCTGGTCGCAGGCGGAGTGGAACCGGCGCGCTTCACAAGATCGCCTGTCGCTGCTGACCAGCATGAACCGCGTCACGGCCGAGGTTCTCGGCCTGATGCGGCCCGACAACGAGGGCGGCGGCAACGTCGTCCAGTTCCGCCCGAAGCCCAACAATTCCCCCGCACCTTCCGCGCCGTCCGGTGGCGACGCCGCCTAACTCCTTTCACGTTAAATTATGAGGTTTATCCCCATGCAGTCAGTCATCCTGGAAGAAATTCGCCCCGGTGTCGTTCTCATGAACGGCAACGAGTTCATGGTTACCGCGACAGGCGGTTTCGAGCCGATCGGTATCGTCAAAGGTCAGCATAAGCTTGAAGACGACACGGTGCGCAAATGCATTGCCTTCGCCGAAAACCTGAATGCGCAGCTCTCCCGTTTTCGTGACCATACCGCAGCCGATCTGGCTGCACTCGACGCCATTCTCGCCGAAAAATACAACGCCAAGATCGGAGGCAAGAAGGGCAACCGCACCTATCAGACCTATGACGGCCTATTGAAAATTCAGGTGCAGGTGTCCGATCTCATCACTTTCGGCCCCGAGCTACAGGTGGCAAAAGCCCTGATCGACGAATGCCTGATCGAATGGAGCGCCGATAGCCGTCCAGAAATCCAGCTAGCTATCACCAGCGCCTTCAACACTGACAAGGAAGGGCAGGTCAATCGCGCGAACATCTACAAGCTTTTGACGCTGGAGATAACCGACGACCGTTGGAAGATGGCTATGGAAGCAATCCGTGATGCCATCCGCGTGACGGGCTCCAAGGAGTACGTGCGCTTCTACAAGCGCGCCAACCGCGAGGCCAACTGGCAAGCTATCACCATCGATTTGGCGAAGGCGTAACAGATGACGAAGCTAGTCGATCTCAATTTGGTGCTTTTCAGCCGTGCTTCGCAGCATGCCGATAAGTTCCGGCAAAAAAGCACACATCTCGAAAAATGGACTGTAATATTCTCGAAGGAGCTTCTCAGTTTTAGCTGTGGCTGGGCGATGCGCCCCGTGTCCAAAGTTCTTGTCTATGGCTGCGATTTTGTGTCCGTTCTCTTCTGCAAGCTTCTTAAGGTAGGTGATTTTATAAGCGAGTTTACCAGGGAAAAGCGCACTGCCGACCACGAACTGCTCCCTGCTCAACGCTTCGACCAACCCATCATGAATGTAAGCAAGGAGCCAAGCCTGGCTGCGAAGCTCCTCGTTCTGCATTTCGAAAGTATTCTTAGAGCGCACATCCTTTTCAACACGGTCAAGATATCTATTGACCGTGGAGAGGTTCAGAATCGTCGGATTCAATGCCCGCTCGACTGCGTTTCTGTTCGCTTCACGCGCGAGCGCCATCGCCTCGTCGTGCCGGGCCGCAGCATCTCGATCCGTCAACCTCATTTGGAAGATGGTAATGGCACCTGCAGCCAAGGCGAGCAGGCCGCCGACAAGCCCCTGAAAATCGTAAAGCCAGCGACGGATAGGTGGCTCGCTTTTTCCAGCGAACGTTTTCGGGAGATATTCCACCACTCGGTCAAGTACAGACGGCTTTACTGGTCCGGTGAAGTAGATCACACCGACAAACAAGGCAACAACAACGACACCTATCAAGCCCGTAAAACTAACTTCGCTACCCTTATTCGCCACTTAAACCCCGCCTCGCCAACTTCAAAAAGACAACCATTCATCTCCGTAAGGACATGGCATTTTCTGGGTTGGCTGAAAAGCGAGCGGCCGGAGCTCACGGTATGAGCTACGACTATATCCGCAACTATTACGGCATCGAGATCACCGTGAACCGGCTTGTCCGGCACACGGTGACCGCCCGCTATGGGACAATCAAGCCGGAAGGGCGCGAGCATCGGCACTACGTCAAAGTGCATTTCCATGGCGACAAGCATTACAGCAATTGCCATCCCGCTGAATTGGAGTTTGTCGCCTATGACGAGTAAGCGCCAAATCCCTGCGGCCTTCACCAAGGGCTATGTGCTCTGCTCTCCGTCCGGAAAGCTTCAGCCGAAAACATGGGGCGAAACCGCCGCCAAAGCGATCGCATCCAAATACCGCAAACGCGAGACCTGGGAAAAGGCGCAACGGCGGGGCTGGTCCGTCCGGTTCGTCTACGTGCGCTTCTTCGTCCCGGTTTTCAAAGCCACTTTCACCACCACCGAAATCAGCGAGGCCTACGATGCCGAGGACATTTGAACCCGACCAGCTGCTGACGGCGCTGATCGACGCATTTCTGAAGGACGGTCATTTTGTTCACGCTAAGGGCGGCAAGATGTTCGTCCTGGTCGTGACCGAGGAAGGCGACGAAAGCCGATCTTCCGAGTTCTGCCTTACCGACATCGCGGACCATGCGGCACGGAGGATGTCGAAATGACCCTGCGCAACCGTTCCATCTTTGGCGGCTTCCGCCAGCTCGGCATTACTGACGAGGACGCCCAGCGCGACATCTACACCCGTGTGACCGGGCAGTCTCGCCTTTCTCGCATGAACGCCCAGCAGCAGAACGCCGTTGTCGATGAGCTTCGGCGGCTCGGTTACAAGCCGAAGTCTTCCACTCCGTCGTTGCCGGGCTTTCGTCAGGACGGCCGTGACGGCAAGCACAAGCTTTCCGGCAAATATCTGCCGAAGATGCGGGCGCTCTGGATCGCCTGCTACAATCTCGGCGTCATCGACGATCGCCGTGACAGCGCGCTTGAAAAATTCGCGATGGGCCGGCAGCTGCCGAACATTTCCGACATGCGCTTCGTCCATAAGCCCGGTGACGCCGCCAGCGTCATCGAGGCGCTGAAGGATATGCTTGCCCGCGCCGGCGTCGTATGGGTTGATCGCAAGCCCTGCGAGCCTTACGAGCAAAGCCATGGTTACAAGATCGCCCGTGCGCAATGGGCGATCCTGACGCCCCACGGCTCAAACCAGTTCTGGCCCGTCGTCACGGACATCGTCAACGAGGACATCACGCACCGGAACCTGACCGACGCGGAATGGATCACGGTCATGAATTACCTCGGCACCATGATCCGGCGCCAGAAGAAGGGACCGGCACGATGACGCCAGAGGCCGTTCCGCTTGTCCGTGATCCTGCATTGCGCGATATCGCCGCCCCCTCGCTTGTCGATCGAGACGGCCGCGCCATGCAGCTCTATTCCTTCAGCTACCGCCATGGCGACAAGCATTGGTCGTTTTCTCTTTGGGCCTGGTCGAAGCGGGACGCTAAGCTGCGCCTGCGTGCCCTTCGCCGCAATGTGCGCCTCGACGGCATGATCGTTGCGGAAATCGAGGGAGGCTGCTGATGTCCGACTTGCCCGATCGCGCCTATATGACCCCGCTTTTGAACCGCATCGCCGATGTAGCCGGCGAACGGGCAGCGGTGATCCTTGGGCGCGAGAAGGCCGGACAGCAGATTTATGTTCCCGAAACTGCCACCCCCGACCATTGGCTTTCCGAACTGATCGGCCTCGACGCCGCCAAAGCCATGGCGGTCAGATGGGGAAGCAAACACATCGTTATTCCTGCCGCGCTCGCCGGTGACAAAATCCGCCGCGCTGCCACCATTGCCGAATTGCTCGACAAAGGTTATTCAATAAACGAAATCGTCCGGAGAACGGGTGTTTCCTTCAACACCGTTCGCAACCACGCGAAAAAGCGTCCCCGCGACGACCGCCAAGGCGAACTGTTCTGACCGCTTGCCATTTTTGGCAATGGGATAAGACGGAACAAAACCGCCAATAGTCCTCTCGACGGGGGCGATTTGAGCCCCTCTTGAAGGGGCTATAATGACCACTCAAACATTTGATGAATGGCTGATTTCCCGGCTTCGGGACGCCGGCGCTTATGGCGGCCGGATGGATGGCGTCCACGGCCGCGAAGTGATTACCGCGCTTGAACGCTTCCAGCGCGCCGAGAACCTGCCCGTAACGGGCCGTGCCGATACGCCGACCGTCAATCTCCTTCGCGGTGTCAAGAAGAGCCAGAACCCGGCAAGCACCCTCGTCACCCATGAGCGCGTCACCATGCCGGCCGAGCCTGTCTGGATGCGCGAGGCGCGGCGTTACATCGGCCTGAAGGAAATCCCCGGCCCGAAATCCAACACCACCATCATGTCCTGGGCGAAGAAGCTCGGCGGCTGGATCGCCTCCTGGTATCAGGACGATGATACGCCGTGGTGCGGTCTGTTTATCGCGAATGTCATCGCTACGACCCTCCCTAAAGAACCTTTGCCCTCCAATCCGCTCGGCGCCCTGAACTGGAAAACGTTCGGCGTATCCGGCCGCATCGCACGCGGCGCAATCCTTGTTTTCGAGCGCAAAGGTGGTGGGCATGTGGGTATCTATGTCGGTGAGGATCGGACGCACTATCATGTGCTGGGCGGCAACCAGGACAATGCCGTTTCTATCGCCCGCGTCGAGAAAAGCCGCCTTGTTTCCGGTGGCATCCGCTGGCCCAAAACTGGCGAAGATGCAATCGGCGGTGCGGTGCAGCTTTCCGTTACCGGTGCGCCCGCCACGAAAAGTGAGGCGTAAGCGGCGATGAAAAAGCCCTCCTACCGCACCTCCAAAGCCCAGCTGTGGGTTTCGTTCTGGTTCGCTTGGTCGGTCATCGTAGGCATCGTATGGGCTGGCCTCGATGGCAGTGAGAACGCCGTTGCGATCGCCAACATCGTCATTCCATCGATGATCCTGCTGATCGCCGCCATGCTCGGCATCCACCGTTTTGCCGGCGCCATGGACTTCGCCAACGCACAGCGCGCCGATTCCGTTCTGCCTTCGTCGCCTCCCTACAATCCCCGCGACGTGCCGGCCGAGTTTTCGGAGGGTTCCCGATGATCGGGGCGTGGCTTTCGAAGGCGGTCACGCCCCTGATCATTGTGGCTGCGTTTCTCGCAGCCGCAGCCTTTCTCGGCTGGCTCACGATCGCCACCGTCAACGGGATGGTGGAACGGGCGGTCGATCAGAAAGCAACCGAGCGCGATGCCTACTGGAAAGGCGAGATCGAGACCGCCAACACCAAGGCCGCCAATGCCGAGGCGGCACAGGTCCGTTTCGCCATCGAGCTTGAACGGGACGCATCCGTCCGGATCGCCGCCCTGAACGTCAACAAAGAAAAACTGGAGAAAGAGAATGCGGCTTTGCCGAATGGCGATGCTTGCGGCCTTGGCCGCGATCGCGTCCGCCTGCTCCCCCGATGACCCGAAGCCGGCACCGCCGATGATCGTCAAAACAGTCAAAGCTACTGTGCCGCCCGCCTCGCGGGTTCCTTGCGTTGTTGGCGACCTGCCCGACCGTGACATGTCGGAGCGTGAGGTCACCACCCGATGGGGCGCTGACCGCACTGAAATCCTGTCCTGCGAGGCCCGCCGCGCGGCGGCCGTCGCGGCGATCGACAATGCGCCGGAGGCCTCAAGATGAATTTAGGTGGAGACGCCGCCTTTGATCTCGTCGCCGAGCGCGCCGAACAGGAACGCGAAACAAAGATTGCGGCTGCGAGACAGGCTTTGAAAGGTCCTGGCACGATGATTTGCGAGGATTGCCCAAACGACATTCCGCGTGAGCGCCGGATAGCCATGCCATCGGCGACACGTTGCATCGCCTGCCAAACCCGACATGAAAAGAGGCTGCGCTGATGCCCGCCACCGAAATCGCCCTCTACTGCGGCCTGGTCCTTTCCGTCATTGCCATCTTCGGCCACATCAAGGTCTGGATGAACAGTGGTGAGAAGGAACTCACAAAAGACGTCGCCGCGCTCAAGCGCGATACCGAGGCGCACGAAACCAAGCTGATCAGCCTCGATCGACGCGTTCAATCGGTCGAAAGCGACATGAAACATCTGCCCGATCGCGAAAGCCAGCACCGGCTGGAATTGGCGCTCGAAAAGGTCAACGGGCGTCTGGACACCCTCAATGAAACCCTCAAGCCGATCAAGGCAAATGGCGAGGCGATGAACGAACTGCTGTTGGAAAGGGCGAAGAAGGTCAATGACTGATATCGGTGTTGATTGGGCGCGGATGCGCCGCGAGCGCGCACGGCTCATCATTTTGAAGGCGCTTGCCGAACAGATCGACGGCACCCTTGAAAGCAGCATGCTTGAAGAAATCATGCCTGTTTTCGGTGTGAGGGAAACCCGTTTGTGGATTCACGAGCAGATGGAGTATCTCGCGGAGCGCGATGCGGTAACGCTCACCAGCGCCGGAACCGTCAAGATCGCCACGCTGAACAAGCGCGGCCGGCGTCACCTAAATCGGGAAATCGCCATCGAAGGCGTTCGTCGTCCTTCGGAGCCTGGTGAATGAGCACGGGGCGCGGCCGGCTTTCCGGTATCGAACTTTTGCCCGAGGCTTGCGCCGATGCTGTTTCATGGGCCGCCGAGGAGCTTCAGAAGCGTGACCGCACGCAGACGGAAATCTATGAGGAGTTCGTCGGCAAGCTCGAAGCCGTGGATCGCGAGTATCGTGGCGAGCTGGAATTCTCAATTCCCTCGTTCTCGGCCTTCAACCGGTATTCCATCCGCCTAGCGACACTGACGCAGCGCCTGCACCAGACCCGCGAAATCGCCTCGACACTTGCCAGCAAGTTCGATGCGGCCGCGTCCGACGATCTGACCCTGATTGCGTCCGAGGCGATCAAGACGCTCGTGTTCGAACTGGTGACGGCCGGTGGCGAGGCAGGATTTGATCCGAAGGGTGCGAAGGCGTTGGCCGATGCGCTCTTTTCCGCATCGAGGGCGCAGGGCGTTTCGACAGCTCGGCGCCAGAAGGTCGAGGCCGAATTTAAGGAGAACGTCAAAGCCACTCTTAAGACTGTCGGCGAGAAAGCCGGCATTTCTCAGGAAACCCTCGACGAAATCAATCGCAGGCTGGGAGCCGGCTGATGGGAGCCGCCCGTATCATTCCTGCAGATCCCGCGGCCATATTCCTCCCCTACCAGGCGCGGTGGATCAGCGACAAATCCCGGCTGAAGCAAATGGAGAAAGGCCGACAGATCGGTCTGTCATGGTCGACCGCTTACGCCACGGTATCACGCACCGCCGTCAATACGGCCATACGTGACCAGTGGGTTACCTCACGCGATGAATTGCAGGCACGGCTGTTTGTCGAGGACTGCAAACTGTTTGCGGGTATCCTCGATATTGCCGCGAAGGACATGGGTGAGCAGGTCATCGACCCCGAGACCAGGCAGACCGCCCAGGTGCTAAAGTTTGCTTCCAGCCGCGCGATCTATTCCATGTCGTCGAATGCCGACGCCCAGGCCGGCAAGCGCGGCGGTCGTGTCCTCGATGAGTTCGCGCTGCATCCCGATCCCCGAAAACTCTGGTCGATCGCCTATCCCGGCATCACCTGGGGCGGACAGCTGGAAGTCATTTCCACGCACCGCGGCTCGCACAATTTCTTCAACCAACTCGTCCGCGAGATCAAGGAAGGCGGCAACCCCAAGAAAATCAGCCTGCATACTGTCACGCTGCAGAACGCCCTCGATGACGGCTTTCTCTACAAGCTTCAGAAATCGCTGCCCGCTGACGATGAACGCCAGGAGATGGATGAGGCCGCCTATTTCGACTTTGTACGATCGGGCTGTGCGGACGAAGAGAGCTTCCTTCAGGAGTACATGTGCCAGCCCGCTGACGATGACACGGCGTTTCTGGAATATGATCTCATCGGCTCGGCCGAGTACGCTTCCGATGTGAACTGGCGCAGCATCGAGGGCGGCATTCTTTACGCCGGCATCGATATCGGCCGCAAACATGACCTGACGGTTTTGTGGGTGGTCGAGAAGCTCGGCGACGTGCTTTACACCCGCCATATCGAAACGCTTCAGAACATGACAAAGGGTGACCAGGAGAAGGTTTTGTGGCCTTGGATCGAACGCTGCGTGCGGACCACGATCGACGCCACCGGCCTCGGTATCGGCTGGGCCGACGATGCGCAGAAGAAGTTCGGCGCTGACCGCGTCGAGGCCGTCACCTTCACGCCCCGTGTCAAGGAAGCGCTTGCCTATCCGGTTCGTTCAAAGATGGAAGATCGCCGGCTGCGCATTCCTTTCGACAAGCATATTCGCTCCGATCTGCGCTCCGTGACGAAACAGGTGACGGCGGCGGGCAACGTCCGCTTCACTGCCGAGCGCACGCCTGACGGCCACGCCGACCGCTTCTGGGCGCTGGCGCTGGCGATCGAGGCCGCCAACACGCCAGTCGGGCAATATGGCTACAAGGCGGCCCCGCGTGCCGCCTCCAAGTTCGATACCCCCAACACCGATCGCGATGACGGCGCACCGACGCGCCTTGCCTGGATGCGCCGATCGAGAGGAATCTACTGATGGCCAAAATCATCGATCAATGGGGTAATCCCGTCAGCTCTGCCGCCCTGAAAAAAGAGCAGGCCGCCCCGACCATGATGGGCGTGCGCCGGCCGAACACGGAGCACCAGGCGACCGGCCTGACGCCAGCGAAGCTAGGCCGCCTCCTGAGAACATCCATGAATGGCGAGCCAGAGGCCTATCTTGAACTTGCCGAGGACATGGAGGAGCGCGACCTGCATTATGCCGGCGTGCTCGCCGCCCGCAAGCTGCAGGTGGCCGGTTTGGAAATCACCGTCGAGGCCGCCAGCGAGGACGCCAGCGATGTCGAGAATGCCGACATGGTCCGCGCCTTCATTGAGCGCGATGCGTTCGAGAGCGAGCTTGTCGATATGCTCGACGCGATCGGCAAGGGGTTTTCCGCGACGGAAATCATCTGGGAAACCTCGTCAAGCCAGTGGAACCCGGTGGCGCTGAAATGGCGCGATCCGCGCTGGTTCCGATTCGATGAGGCCGATGGCGAAACGCTTCTGCTGCGCGATATCGGCGGCGATGTGGCGCTCGCGCCGTTCAAGTGGATTGTTCACCAAGCCAAGGTGAAATCAGGTCTACCGATCCGTGGCGGCATTGCCCGCGCCGTCTGCTGGACGTTCCTGTTCAAGTCCTTCACCATGAAGGACTGGGCAATTTTCTGCGAAGCCTATGGCCAGCCGCTTCGCCTGGGCAAATGGGGCGAAGGCGCGACGGACGAAGACAAGGATGTTCTGCTGCGCGCCGTCGCCAATATCGGTGTCGATTATTCCGCCATCATTCCGGCCTCGATGTCGGTCGAGTTCATCAAGGCGGACATTTCCGGCTCGCACGAGCTTTACGAGAAGCGGTGTAACTTCCTCGACCAGCAGACATCGAAAGTCGTTCTCGGGCAGACCGGCACCACGGATGCCATCGCCGGCGGCTACGCTGTCGGCAAGGTGCATGACGGCGTGAAGGCCGATATCGAGCGGTCCGACGCCAAGCAGCTGGCGGCAACGCTCAACCGTGATTTCGTGGTGGCTTACATCTCTCTCAACAAGGGACCGCAAAAGGCCTATCCGAAAATCCGCATCGGCCGGCCGCAGGAAGTCGATCTCGAAAAATACATGAAGAACGTCACCGCCTTTGTGAACCTGGGCGGCAAGGTCGGCATGGCGAAGGTCCGTGACAAACTCGGCATCGAGGACCCGGACAAGGACGAGGAGCTGTTGCGCCCCGCCAGCCGCAACAATCCCGAGAAGATCGATCCGCCAGTAAATCCGGAGAATCGGACGCCTGCGAAACCGCAGGTTTCCATGCATCGCGCTCAGGACCTGCCGGCGCCGGGCGATGCGATCGATGACAGCATTGCGAAAATCCTGTCCGACGACGGCTGGGAGCCGATGGTGGCTCCGATCGTCGAGGGGCTTGAGGCGCAGATCGCCAGGGCGAAGGACCTGGCCGAAATCCGCGCCATCCTTCAGGAGCGCCTCGTGTCCATGGACGTGAACGCCCTGACTGAGATTCTCGCACGCGCCGCCTTCTCGGCGCGACTGGCGGGTCTTGGCAACGAAACCCTGTCTGACGAGGCCTGACGCGTGGCAGCAATCCTTCAGGCCCTGCCGCCCCGCGATGCCATCGCCGCCTTTGCCGCCCGCACCGGCTCGCCGGTCGAGACTTTTTCCTATCTCGATATGTGGCAGGCCGAGCATGCCACCGGCTTCACCGTCGCGAAATCTGCCGGGTTCGATATCCTGAATGATATTCTGGCGGCCATTGAGCGCCTCTTGAGTGAAGGCCAGACCATCGAGCAGGCGTCACGCCAGCTGCAGCCGATCCTTCAGGCAAAGGGCTGGTGGGGCAAGAAATTCGTCGCGGATCCCGTGACAGGCGAGACCGTGCCGGCGCAGCTCGGCAGCGCGCGCCGGCTGCGCACCATCTTCGACACCAACATGCGGGTGTCTTATGCGGCCGGTCACTGGACGAGCTTCGAGCAGAACCGCCGCACCCGGCCATATCTGCGCTATGTCACGATGCGCGACGATCATGTCCGTCCGGAACATGCGCGCCGGCACAATCTCGTGCTGCCGCTCGACCATCCCTATTGGAACGAATGGGCACCGCCTTGCGGCTGGGGATGCCGTTGCACTTTACAGAGCCTTTCGCAACGTGACATCGAAATGTTGCTTGCCCAGGGCGAGAAGCTGATATTCGAGCCGCCGGAAAACACCTGGCGCAATTTCGTCAACAAGCGCACCGGCGAAGTCACCCGCGTTCCCGATGGTATCGATCCGGGCTGGGGCTATAATCCGGGCAAGGCCGGGTACGAAGCGCGGGTGGCGCAGCTGCTCGCGCAGAAGATGGCAAATGGCCTGGGCTCGCCCCAAAATCCGCCATAGCCACGATTGAAACAAAAGCCCGCAGGCAGCGTTTGAGACGGTTGAGCCGCGCCATCCATCGTCCAGAGGCCAAAAACGCTTCTACGGGCTTTTAATCGGCCTCAATTTTGGCGCTTGCTTCCCTTGCCCGGTTCGATCTGTCGCGTTATCCATGGATAGGCGGGATTGATCCGCAGCTTGCCATTTTTGGCAATGGGACAGCCTTTGTCCCGCTCCCTTAGATGGGAGCATGAAAAACGCTCTCGCAACCCTCCTTGCTTCCGCATTGCTCACGGCGCATTCCGCCGAGCTGACGGCGTCCGCCGCAGACGAGACGTGGCTGTTGCTTATTCCGGCCGGCACCTTTTCCGGCCGCGACGGTCGCGGTCCGTATCAGGCCGGCGATCTCGTGTCGCTCCAGCGCATCGCCGATACGACCCGCCGTTACGCTGGCAAGACAGACATTCTGATCGACTACGAGCACCAGAGCCGCAACGCGCTGGAAAACGGCAAGCCCGCTCCTGCGGCCGGCTGGATCAAGGAAGTCGAGGCGCGCCCGGACGGTCTTTATGGCCGTGTCGAGTGGACCGCCAACGCCGCCGCCGCCATCAAGGCGAAAGAGTATCGCTACATTTCCCCGGTCTATTTCCACACCAAGGCAGGCGAAGTTCTGGCCCTTCAAACGGTGGCCCTGACCAACGTTCCGAACCTCGATCTGTTCGAGGTCTCGGCCCATTCGATTTTTTCCACCCGCAACACTGAACCAGAGGTATCCATGAAAAAGGTGCTTGCTGCCCTCGGCCTGGCCGAAGGCGGCAGCGAAGACGATGTGCTTGTCGCCATCAATTCGCTGCTGACCAGCTCGACGGCAATTGCCGTTGCGGCCGGTCTTACGAAGGACGCCAAGTCCGAGGCGATCGCCACGGCCGTCCAGTCCGCCTTCGCTGATCGCAAGAAGATCGCGCTTGCTGCCGGCAAAAAGGAAGACGCCAGCGTCGACGACATCGTCAGCGTTCTGTCTTCCGCCCATTCCGCTGTCACGCCCGATCCGACGAAATTCGTTCCGATCGAACAGGTCAGCGCGATGCAGGCTGATCTCAATCTCCTGAAGGAGAAGGACGCCAGCAAGGATGCAGAAGCCGCAGTCGGCGACGCCATCCGCGACGGCAAGCTTGCTCCGGCGCTGAAGGATTGGGGCCTCGCGATGCACAGGGCCGATCCGAAGAAGTTCTCGGAGTTCGTTGGCAAAGCCCCCGTGCTCACCTCTGCGCAGCGCACGGCCAGCGCCAACCCTCCCGAGAACGGCAAGCCCAGCCTCAACGACGCAGAGATCGCAGTCATGCGTCAGATGGGTCTGACCGAAGAGCAGATGTTGAACGCCAAGAAAGGCGGTGACGCATGACGGCACTTGCTGCTGATCGCAATACCCCCGAGCGTGCGTCCAATACCCGCAGGGTCTTTTCCGCCGCCGCTGCCACTGTTTATTTCGCCGGCGCCATGGCGGCGGTGAATGCGGCGGGCCGCGTCGTTCCCATGTCCACCGCGCTCGGCCTTCGCGGCGTCGGTCGCGTTGAACGTCGCGTCGATAATGCAGCCGGTGCAAACGATGCCCTGACTGTCGAGGTCGGCGCTGGCACCTACCGTTTCGCCAACTCGGCGGCTGCGGACCTCATCACCAAGGCGGATATCGGCAACGACTGCTACGGCGTCGATGACCAGACCGTCGCCAAAACCTCCGCCACCAACACCCGCTCTGTCGCCGGCAAGATTTTCGATGTCGACGACCAGGGCGTGTGGGTAACGTTCTCCTGAAGGTGAGACATGGAAATCAACACCCAGACACTCCGCTCCGCCTATGTCGGCTTCAATGCAGCCTTCCAGCAGGGCATTGGCGAAGCGACCAGCATGTTCGGTCGCATCGCAACAACCGTGCCCTCCACGACCGCCACGCAGGAATATGGCTGGCTCGGCAATTTCCCGGGCTTCCGCGAATGGATCGGTGACCGCGTCGTCAACGGGCTGGCCAAGCACGGCTACTCGCTGAAGAACAAGGACTACGAAAACACCATCGGCGTCGATCGCAACGACTTCAACGATGACAATCTCGGCATCTATGCGCCGATGTTCCGTGACTTCGGCCAGACCGCCGTGACATTCCCGGACACGCTGATCTGGCCTCTGCTGAAGGCTGGCTGGGCCACCTTGTGCTACGACAAGCAGTTCTTCTTCGACACTGACCATCCGGTCCTCGATGCAAACGGCAATACCATCTCCGTCGCCAACACAGACGGTGGCAATGGTACGCCGTGGTTCCTGCTCGACACCAGCCGCGCGTTGAAGCCGCTCATCTACCAGGAGCGCAAGAAATTCACCAACCTCGTGCGCATGGACAAGGATGACGACGAAAACGTCTTCACCAAGAAGGAATTCCGCTACGGCCTCGATGGTCGTTGCGCCGTCGGCTTCGGTTTCTGGCAGATGGCCTGGGGTTCGAAGCAGGTGCTCGACACGGCCCACTACGAGGCTGCGCGCACCGGGCTTGCAAACATGAAGGGCGACTATGGCCGTCCGCTTGCGATCCAGCCGAAACTTCTTGTCGTCCCGCCGTCTCTCGAAGGCGCCGCCCGCCGCATCGTCGGCAACAGCCTGAAAGACGGCGGCGGCACCAACGAATGGTTCGGCACTGCCGAAGTCCTGGTTGTTCCCTGGCTGGCTTGACCTGCCCCAGCCGGCACCTCCCTCCCGTTCATTCGGGAGGGCTTTTTGAAAACCGCTCACCAGCCGCTTTCGCAAAGCCCTCGAAAGGATAGTTTTTATGTCGAAGCCTACGACATCCCCGAAGAAATCCCGTTCCACCGCGCCCGCCGTCGATCTTGAGACCGTCAAGACGGATGGCACGCAGGATGATGCAGCCGTTACCATATCGGTTGCATCTGACCCGTCAGGTTTGAGAGCACCTGACGGGAATAATACCGGCCCGGCCGACGCCGATGGTTCTGTTGCTGACCAGAACCTTACCGGCGAAGGGCACGCCAAGACCGATGCGGATGCGGCCGCCGCATCGGTCAACCTTTCCACCGAACCCTCCCAGGGCGTTGCGGAAGGAGCCGGCGCGAATGCCGGTTCCGTCAGCGGCGAAAGCTCGGGTGTGCTGAGGGTCGATGATATCGGCCATCTTACCGAGACCCTCACGCTGGCTGCGGTCGGCAAATCGCTGCTTGAGATCATTGTCGATATCGCTCGTGATTATCCCGAGCTTCAGGAGTGGATAGGCAGCGACGATCCTGCCGGCATCGTGCGTGAGCTCGTCGAGGAAATCGCCGTCCTGAAGGACATCCGTCTCGCTTCAGGGCCGGTGTCATTCTCGATGAAATCGGGAGGACTGAGATTAGGCGTTGCCGAGGGTATTGGCACGTTGACAATCGGCGACTTCGTGCATGAAGCTGGCGAACACGCTGATCGCTATGCATCTATGACACGTGACGAGTTCAAGCGGGATTTCCCGCTGTCATTCGCGCTGCTGTCTTCCTTCACCGAAACCCGCTCGATGGAGAATCCGCCGCTGGTGCGTGTCACCTCCAAGCGTGACGGTTTCCGCCGTGCCGGCATCGCCCATTCGTCCAGGCCGGTCGATTATCGCCCCGGGCAGCTTTCGCCCGAACAGCTGGAAGCGATCCTTGCTGAACCGCTCCTGACGGTTGAGGTCGTTTGATGGCCTACGTCACGCAACAGGACCTGATCGACCGTTTCGGCGAGAAAGAGCTGATCGAACTGACGGACCGCGTTAACAAGCCGGTTTCGACGATCAATCCTGTTGTCGTCGAGCGTGCCATTTCCGACGCTTCCGCCCTGATCGACGGCTATCTTAAAAAGGTCCTCAAGCTGCCTTTGAGCGTCGTTCCTCCGATCCTCACGAAGAACGCGGCCGATATCGCCCGCTATTACCTTCATGGCAAGGCAGCCGACAAGGATAGCCCGGTCACCCGCGCCTATAACGAGGCGGTCGGCTTCCTGCGCGATGTTTCGCGCGGCCTGGTCGAACTGACGGACGGCGGAGAAACGCCGGCGCCTGCAGGCGGTGGCTCGGTTCGGGCGTCCGCGCCTGGTCGTGTCTTCACCCGTGACACCCTGAAGGATTACTGATGACTGGCTCGGCCATCTATCTCGATGACGAACTGACGCCGGTTATTTCGCGGATCGGCCTTGCCGTCGCGCATCCCGGCGAACTGACATCGGCCTTTTCCGCCTACCTCGTATTTTCCACCCAGCGCCGCTTCGAAATGGAGACCGGCCCGGACGGCATAAAGTGGAAGGCGCTCGCCCGCCGCACGCAGCTGAAGAAGATTCGCGGCCGGCAGCGCGGCGCAAAAAACATCCTGCGTGTGACCACCGCGCTTTACCGCAGCATCGTTGGCCATTCCGATGAGCGCTCCGCTTCTGTCGGTTCGAACCTTGTCTATGCCCGTGTCCACCAGGAGGGCGGTGAAATCCGGATGTACGCCCGTAGTCAGCGTGCATCGCTTGCGAAGATACGCGGGAGAACCCGGTTCGTGCCACGCGGCAAGAAAGGTTCGGTCGAGAAGAAAATCACGATCGGCGAACACACCATCACCGTGCCGGCTCGTCCGTATCTCGGCTTTTCGGCCGAGGACCGCACGCGGCTTGTCGAGATCGGCCAAGACTATCTGAAGGGTGAAGCACGATGATCGATACCATTATCGCCCGGCTTTTGGAGAACGACACGCCTTTCGCCATCGCAGGCGGTGCGGCCGAGCTCGCGGACGTGAAAGACCGTCCGGTCAACCTGCCGGCCGTCTACGTCTACATCTCTCATGAGAAATCCGCCCCGAATGAGCGCATCAACACGCTGCTTCAGCGCACCGCCTTCGATGTCGCGATTGTGATCGTCACCGAAAACCTGTCCCAGGGCGACAATGCGGCGGCACGCGGCGACATCGAGGCGCTGAAGGCTTTCGTGCGCGGCCAGCTGCTCGGCTTTCTGCCGGCAGGCGCATCCGATCCGCTTGAGCATGTCGAAGGCGAAATTCAACAGGCGCTGAACGGTGTCGTCTGGTTCGAAGACGTGTTCACCAGCGCCTACTACCAGGAGAAACGATGATGGACGGCCAGGGCGGCTCATACATCCGCAATGAGGACGGTTCTCTCAAACTGGTGAGCCGCACCGAACAGAAACAATCCGATCCCGGCCTGAGCGAAGCCACCGTTGCGGCGGCTCGAAAGCTCATCATCGGTTCCGGCCGGAAACCGAAGGAAAGCAACAATGGCTAAGCGCTACTGGCGTAACCGCGCCCTCCTGGTAAAACCCGAGGTAACCTATGGCGTCGACGCCGTGCCGACCGGCGCGACCAACGCCATGCTTGCGACCAACGTGAGCCTGGAACCGCTGCTCGGCGAAGATTTGACCCGCGACCTGGTACTGCCCAACATGGGCCATCAGGGCATCATCCTCGATGGCAACTATGCCCGCCTTTCCTATGAGGTCGAGATTGCCGGCTCTGGCGCTGCCGGCACTGCGCCGGCCGTGGGGCCGTGCCTTCGCGCCAGCGGCTTTCAGGAAATCGTCACCGCCGCCACCAAGGTCGAATACAAGCCGGTTTCCAAGCTGTTCGAAAGCACCACGCATTATTTCAACATCGACGGCGTCAACCATGTCCTGATCGGCACGCGCGGCACAATGACCTTCGGCCTGACGCCGCGCCAGATTCCGCGTTTCGTCTTCACCATGACCGGCCTGATCGGCACCATCGCAGACGTTGCCCTGCCTGTCGTCGATGTGACCGATTTTCTGTCCCCGGTTCCCGTCAACGACGCCAACACTTCGGTTTCCCTGTTCGGATATGCCGGCGCTTGCGAGGGCGTCACCTTCGACCTGGCGAACCAGATCGAGCCGCGCATGCTCATCAATTCGGAATCGATCGAGCAGACCGACCGCCAGATGACGGGCAGCGCCATCATGGAAGCCACCCACCTTGCCGACAAGAACTGGTTCCAGATCGCCCGTTCTCACACCAAGGGCATTCTTGCCGCCCAGCATGGCACGGTTGCCGGCAACATCGTCAAGTTCGACGCGCCGGCAGTTCAGATCGGCCGCCCGACCTATGGCGAAACGCAGCGCATCATGAACAACACCCTTCCGCTGATGTTCACGCCGACGACTGCCGGCAACGACGAAATTCTGATCACCTTCGAGTGAGGATGGGGAGCCGATGCGCATTGATTGCACCTATTGCGGCTCTCAGCTCCACACCTTCGAAGCCTGCCCGAAAACATGGAACGGCAGCGCAACGCGGCTTCATCTGCGCTGCGCCTATTGCGGCTCCAACAGGCACAATTACGAGGCCTGCCCGAAAATCCGAAGCCGTCCTGTCGAGGGCGGCATCATCATCCGAGACTGACATTGCGTCTTTGAGGCGCGTTTAAGGGAAACTCAAATGGCCTTCAAACTCTCTTCCGAACTCACTTTCAAATGGCCGGTCAAAGTGATGGAGCCTGACCAGGGCACGCCCGGCAAACTGATCGAACGCGAGTTCACCGCACATTTTGTAATCATCGATCCGGCCCAGGCGAAGGAAGTCGACAATCAGCGCGTTGCCCTGTTTGAGCAGATCAAGCCGGACATGAGCACCAAAGACCTCGCAGATGTGCAGGCGCTTATCGACGCCCATGACTTCAGCTCGATCTCTCAGGTGCTGCGCGGTTGGCACGGCATCGTCGATGATGATGACAAACCGATCCCCTTCAATTCCGAGACCCTGAAAATGGTCTACGCCCACGACCGCGTGAAAAACGCACTGCGCCGCGCTTACAAGGAAGCCATCTCGGAAGACAAGGCTCGCCTGGGAAACTCAAAATAATCGCCACGGCCTGGGCGCATGCCCGCCTTGGCCGAGCCGACAAGAGCAAACCAACAGCCATCGATGCCGACGCCCGCAAGCAATTCGAACAGATGGGCGTCCGTTTTGCAGCCGCACCGAAAGTTGAGGACGATATCCAGATCATGGCCAGTGCCTGGGACAGCTACATCGCCTTCCGCGCCTGCGAAACGCAGTGGCGCATGGTTATTGGCCTCTCCGGCCTGATCTGGCTCGGTCTCGATTACCCCGCCTGCAAGCTCGTCCTCGATGATATCGGCGCGCCGGCGCATATCTTTGCCGATCTCCGCTATATGGAAGGTGTTGCGTTGCGTGTTCTCAACGAGGTGGATGGCTGATGGCTGACCCGTTGAGAATTTCGGCCCGTATCGAGATCGACCCCAGCAAGGCTGAGCAGGGCGCGGCGGTGGGCGTCAAAGCCGTCACCTCGATCGGCACGGCGGCGGAGCAGACTGCCGAGCAGCTGGAAAAACTGAACCAGGCAGCTGGTGATGGCCTCCGCACACCTCTCGGGGGAAACAATACCGGCGCGGAACTCGACCGGCTGCGCGCCAAATACAATCCGCTGTATGCCGTCATCATGCAGTATAAACAGGCGCAGCTGGAAATCCGCAGCGCCCATACTGCCGGCGCACTCTCCGCCGATGAGATGACAGCGGCGCTCGATCGTAGCCGTCGATCGACGCTAGCCAGCATCGATGCGATCAAGGGACGCAATAAAGCCATTGCCGACACGCCCGTCGCGGCCAATGTCAATACTGGTGTCAGAGGTTTTGAGACCGCTAATATTGCTGCGCAGTTGCAGGATATCGGTGTCACGACCGCGATGGGCATGTCGCCATTGCAAATCGCTCTCCAGCAAGGCACGCAGCTGTCCGCGATCATCGGCGGCATGCAAAATCCAATCCGTGGTCTTGCGGCCGCATTCATGTCGGTCGTGTCGCCGGTCTCGCTGGTGACCATCGGCGTCATTGCTGCCGGCACGGCTGCTATTCAGTATTTTTCGACCTTCGGTTCAGAGGGGGAAAAATCAAAGAAGCTTTTGGAAGAACAGGCCGAGCTTGTCGGTAACGTTGTCCGTCAGTGGGGTGAAGCCGTCCCGGCGCTGAAGGCCTATTCCGACGCCCTTCAGTCTGCAAAGGATGCCCAGGAGCTTCTTAAGGCCACAGATCAGACAGCCGGCCAGCAATGGGAGATTGCCCGCAAACAGGTTGTCGATCTCAACATCGAGTTCGCGGACCTGATGACGATGTTGCAGTCGGCGGGATTGGAAGCCGAATCCCTAAAGGGCCTCCAGCGCTCTTGGGACGGTGTCACCGACAGTATCAGAAAAGGGAAAACCGACACCGAGGCTATGAATAGCGTCCAGCAGAGCCTGGCGTCCGCGCTTCAGTCTACCGGTATTCCTGCGGTCGGGAATTTTTTGAAAGCCTTTGGCGACCTCTCGAACACGATTGCTGGCGCAGCCCGCCAGGCAAACATCTTCCGTGAACAGGCTCTGCAGGCGCTGTTGACCGGCCAGAACGGCCCTAACCTCAATCAATTATCCCCGTTGTTTACGGAAAATGGAAAGTTCGTATCGGGCAAGGATTTCACACCAATTAATCCGCCGGTTCCGGAAAAGCGCCCGCTCCGAGAACTGTCGTACCTGCCGGGCGAAGAAAAGGAGCTGAAGGCCGCCGCTCGTTCCGCCACGTCCGCTGCCAACGCCTACCGCGATCTGATCAAGACGGCAGATGACCGGGTTGCACAGATGAAGCTTGAGGCCGAGCTTGCCGGCCAGACCGGTGTTGCGGCCGACGCGCTGCGCTTCAAGCTGGACCTTCTTCAGCAGTCCGAGGAAAAGGGCCGTTCGCTTTCGTCCAAACAGGTCGAGGCGATCAACAGCCGTGTCGAGGCCTTCAAGAAATATGCCGAGGCGGCAGCTTCCGCCAAGCTGAAGGCCGATTTGCTGTTCGAGCGCGAGCAGCTCGGCCGCTCCTCGATGGACCAGCAGATCGCCGGCGCGTTGCGGTCTTCCGGCCTGCCGGTCGATTTCGACAGCTACGAGGCCGGCCTGATCCGGACGAACTACCAACTGCAATATGCGCGAGATCTCGCAGGCGAATTTACGTCCACTTTCTTTGACGGTCTGCGCCAGGGCGAAAGCGTCTGGGATGCATTCGGAAACGCCGGCGTGAAAGCGCTCCAGCGCATTGCCGATACGCTCATGAACGATGTTCTGAACAGCATGTTCAGCGTGTCCAGCGCATCGAGCGGCTCGGGCGGTGGCCTTTTCAGCGGATTGCTTGGCGGCCTTGGCAGTCTGTTCGGTGGCGGCACGGGCGCTTTCCCTTCAGCGCCGGGCGGCCTCTATGCCAAGGGCGGCACATTCCTTGACGGTATTAGCGGCTATTCCAACCGGGTGGTGAACAAACCCACGATGTTCGCATTCGCCAAGGGCACCGGCCTGATGGGTGAAGCCGGCCCCGAGGCGATCATGCCGCTGACCCGTGATGCATCCGGCCGCCTCGGCGTTTCTGCCGACGTTTCGCCACTCATGTCGCCAAAGCAGGCGGCCGCCTCCAGCGCCACAGCGCAGCGCATCGAACTTGCTATCAAGCTCGGTCTGTCGGTCGACGAAAGCGGCAACATCATCCCGATCGTCAAGCAGATCGTCGCCGAGGATGCCCCGGAAATCGCAATGACCGTTGTGGAAAGCTATGACCGCGACCTGCCGAACCGCATCGCGCAGATCGACGCCGATCCGAGGTTGCGCTGATGACGGCTCCGCTTGCCCTTTCCCGTATCAACGACATCCTGCCGATCGCATCGGTCGAATGGGACATCCAGCGCAATGACGAACTGTCTGGCGACGGTTCCGGCGATCTCTGGCAGGCCGAGCTGGCGGAGCCGTTCTGGCGGGCGAATGTCACGCTCGGCCGTGGCCTGCATGCGGAGCTGAAGCGCGTTGCCGCCCGCATCCGGGCGCTGGAAGGTGCAAAACAGTCCTTCCTCCTGGTCGACCCGCTTTCTCCATTCCCTGCCGCCGATCCGGACGGCGCGATCGTCGCCGGCGCAAATGTCACGATCCGGGGCACCACCAACCGTTACGTTGCCCAGGTCTCGGGCCTGCCGGCGAACTACGTTTTGACCGAAGGCGACAAGCTGCAGATCGTTTATGGCACCGAGGAAGCACCGCGATATGCCTTCGTCGAGGTTTCCAAGGATGTCGTCGGCACGCTGGGCGGTATTGCCGACATCAGCGTGTTTCCGCGCCTGCCCATGTCGCTCGTTATCGGCGCGCCCGTCACGCTCGTCCGTCCGGCCTGCGCGATGATCATCCAGCCCACCACCCACAAGCCCGGCACGGCGCGCCGATCGGTCACCGATGGCGCCGGCTTTACCGCACTCCAGAAAAAGAGAGGCTGACATGAGAAACCAACCTTTCGAGATCACCGAAATCCTCAACAACGTCAAAGACGACAGCCTGATCGACCGGAAGGCCGTCTGGATCGTCGCCAAGAATCGCCAGACCGGCCTGAAGGAAGGTCTTGGCGTCTGGAACGGTGATGAGGATGTCGGTCTGCCCGTCATCGAGGGTGAGAACGGCACGACCGTTACGCGGCCCTATTATGGCGGCGGCAACCTGCTTGCGATCGGCGATATTCCCCGCGTTTCCGACTTCACCATCCAGACGGTGACGATCGACCTTTCGAAGATTGCCGACATCGCCCGCAAGATCACCCGCGAATATGACGTGCACCGGGCCCATGTCGAAATCCACGACATCACCCTGCGTCCAGACACGGGCAATCCCGCCGCACCTGAAGAACCGATTTTCATGGGCATTGTCGATGGCTCGCCCATCAAGACGCCGCGCATCGGCGGACAGGGAAAGGCCACGCTGAAGATCGTTTCCGAGGTCATGCGCATGCTCGGCCGCAGCAATCCGGAAAAGTCTTCCTATGAGGCGCAGCGCCTTCGCGACGGCGATGAGTTCTACCTTTACGCCGGCCAGATCGACACCTGGGAAATTGCCTGGGGGACGAAATGACCGGACTGACGCGCCTGCCGGACTGGAGACGGCAATTCGAAACCGCGATCGACGACATCAAGGCGAAGCCTTTCGCCTGGTACGACCACGATTGCGGCCCCGGCCTTGCCGGCCGCCTCGTCAGGGCACAGACCGGCATTGACATGACCGGCTTTGCAGTCGGCCGTTATCATGACGCCGCCAGCGCTGCCCGCCTTATCCGCGATCTCGGTTTCGAGACGCTTGGCGCACTGGTGGCATCGATGCTGCCGGTGATCCATCCGAGTGAGGCCCGTGTGGGCGATATCGCCGCCATCGATGTCGGCGGACCGATCGGCCATGCGCTCGGCGTCGTCAACGGCGAACGCATCTTCGTTCTCGGCGAAACCGGTATCGGCACGGTCGATCTGCTCGATGCCGCCATGTGCTTCAAGGTGGGTTAGAATGACCTTGAAACGCCTTTTATGGACACTCGCATTTCTGCTTTTTGCCGCGACGGCCGTTAAGGCCGCGCCGGTCGGCGGTCTGATCGCCGGTCTTGCCGGTTCGATCCTGTCTGCCGGCACTTTCGTCAAGCTCGCCATCGGCCTTGCCATCAACGTCGGTCTGTCGCTTTACCAGCAGGCGAAGGCCCGGCGTGAAGCCCGCAAGAACCAGCAGAGCACCGGCGGCGTCAAGCTCTCGATCCAGATGGGTGAAAGCAACCCGCGCTCCTACCTGATCGGCACCAGGGCGACGGCCGGTCGCCGCGCCTATATCAACAATTGGGGTGAGGAGGAAAACACCCCGAACGCCTACATTACCGAAGTCGTCGAGATTTCCTGCCTGCCGTCCTATGCCGGCCCGCAGGGGCTGGACGCCGTCTGGTTCGGCGACACGGCCGGCACGATCCTCTGGAATGAACCACATCCGGATGGCCGGGGCTATCCCGTCGCGCAATATCGCCAGAACGGCACGGACTATCTCTGGATCAAGTATCTCGACGGCTCGCAGACCACGGCCGATTCCTTCCTGCTGTCGCGCTTCGCAGGCCGCGCCGAACGGCCATACAGGGACACGATGATTGGCCGTGGTTGCCAGATCGTCATTATTACCGCCCGTCGCCACGAGGAGCTGTTCCGCAACGGCTTTCCGCAGGGTCTTTATCAGCCGCGGCCGATGCGCCTCTATGACATCCGCAAGGACAGCAGCGTTGGCGGAAACGGCCCGCACCGCTGGAACGACCCCTCGACATGGGAATCGAGCAATAACCTGCCGATGATGATCTACAACATCGCACGCGGCATTTATTACAATGGCCGGTGGGTTCATGGCGGTCGCAACTTTTCCGCCTACCGTTTCCCGGTCTCCTCGTGGATCGCGGCGATCAATGAAGCCGATCGCGACATGGGCGGCGGCCGCCGCCAGTTCCAGGGCGGTCTGGAAGTGTCGGTTGATCGTGATGGCCTTGAGGTGATCGAGGATTTGCGTCTCGGCTGCAGCGGCCGGCTGGCGGAAGTGGGCGGCCGGATCAAGGTGCTGATCGGTGCGCCTGGTGCTGCCGTCTACAGCTTTACCGACAGGGAAATCGTCGTCACGGCCGACCAGGACTATGAACCGTTCCCGACCGTCGCCGCCACCCACAACACCATTACCGGCGTTTATCCGGAGCCGGCCCAGCGCTGGGCCGACAAGGATGCGCCGGAACAGTCTTCGCCCGAGCTGCTGGCGCGTGACGATGGCGAGCGCCTGGCCGTCTCCTTCCGTTTCGACGCCGTATTCATATCCGCCCAGGTGCAGTCGCTCACCTCGACGATGATTCTGGACGAACAGCGCTGGCGCACCCACGAACTGACCCTGCCGCCCAACGCGGCAGCGCTTGAACCGAATGACCCGGTTGCATGGTCGAGTGACGAAAACGGCTATTCGAACAAGAAGTTTCTGGTTGTCCGCGCCATTCCGATGCCCGGCCGCGTGCAGCGCGTCGTCATCAAGGAAATCGATCCGTCCGACTATGACCCGCCGTCGATCATCGTGCCGCCCGTCATCGGCTGGATGGGCCCCGTGCCCGTTCCGCCGCAGCCCATGTATGGCTGGCAGGTGTTTCCGGCCACGCTTCCGGACGCTGAAGGCAACCCGCGCTATCCGACGATCGAGGTGCGCTGCGCGCCCAACCAGGACGATGTCAGCTATGTGCGCGTCCAGGTGAAACTGACCGCCACAGACGAGCTTGTCTTCGACAGCGGTGACAGCACCGTCATTTACGAGCCGCCTTATGCATGGGTTCTCAATGCCGTTCTGGCCGGCAATGCGGATTATCAGGCGCGTGGAAAATTTGTGCCGGCATCGAACCGGTCCACCGAGTGGGGCGGCTGGCTGCCTGTCCGGACGCCGAACATTGACGGCTCCGATATTACCGTTGGTCTCGGGCAGGTTCGTGACGATGTCAAAAACCGCATTATGGAGCTGCAGCACCAGATGGACCAACTGGCGGGCATCGTCGAAAGCCTGTCGATGTCCGTCGCCACCAGCGACATGGACGCCAAGCTTGACCGTGACGTGATGCGATCGGAGCTGGGCGGCGCAGTCGCGAGCGTCATCGATGAGCGAGAAACCCGCGTGACAGCTGAAGGCGCCATGGCCCGCCGTCTTTCCGCTGTTCGCGCCGAGATGAATGACGTGGTGGCTGAAGGCTATCTTTCAATGAAAGCCACCACCATTGGCGACACTCTTGCAAACGTCGAATTTGCGGTGCGTGCCCAGAAGGGCGACCAGACGGCGCTTGGCGCATTCATCCTCGAAATCGTCAATCAGGGCGGCGTGCTGAAGGCGCAGGAAATCCATTATTCTGACCGGTTTATCATCGTTGCCCCTGACGGCTCTGGTGGTCAGGGCGTGTTCACCTTCGACGAAAACGGCGCGAAACTCGCTGTCGCCAACATCGGTACGGTGCGCGCTGCCTACATGGAAGGCTACAACGGCAAGATGATGCTCGACCTCAACAATGGCCGTATGAGGGTTCGATCAGCATGACACAGCTTCACATCGGCTTGGATTACGAGGGCGTCGGCAGCGTCAAGATCACCAAGGGCGCCTATGACCCTGGCATGACCCATGACAACACGCTGGGTGCCTTCCTCTACAATTCGAAATTCGCCATCCAGGCGAAAATTGCCGGCCGCGACACCCAGCCCTACCGCGACGGGGATTACAATTATCCGCCAGGCGCCAGCAATGACAATTTCACGATGCGCAGCTGGCGTTACCCGAGCACTGTTGTTCAAAACCGCGTCTTCTACCGGGCGGCCTATTTTCCCGGCCTGAACTACACCCTGCCGCTGTTCGAGGTTCTCGTCCGGAGGATCACGGACAATTATTATGTCAACGCGCGGTCTATCCTTAGCAGCTACGGCCACGAAAGCCGGGGCGAGCGCATCGCCACGGTCATGCCGCTCAACGACCAGTCTGACTTTGGCTGGAAGCTCAACAACCGGACCATCGTTGATAATAATTACCGGACCTTCGGTGACCTCCTTCAACTTTCCAATATCTTCGCCGCAGTCAACACGGGTAACTATAACTACCTGACCAACGAGCTCCTCGTGTGGAACCTGCCGGGTGACGAGACCGGCATCGTCGATACGCAGCCATTGCCTCCCAATCCGGAACACTTCGCCGTCAATCTCGACAGCACCGGCCTCAAGGTCGCAAAGCCTGGCTATAACGTCGATACGGCTTTTGGAACGCAGCTCGCTTTCGACAGCAGCAACCGGCCGACCAAGATCGTGGCGGCCGATGACATCGTTGTCCCCTCGGGCGGCTCGGAATATGCGCTGCCGATGGCGGTGCCGGATGGCACAATGTGCATCGTCAACTTCTACACCGGCAGCACGGTCATTTATCCCGCCAACCCGCATGACGCCCCGAGCGGTGCGGACTGGCGCATCGCCGGCGACCGGCTTTACTTCAGCAATCCGAACGGCGCGTGCCGGGCGCGGTTCATGGTCGTTGCCTATGACCAGACGCCACCGACAGCCGGCAATAACGATGTCTTCCGCATGTTCACGGTCAATGGCGAGGACGTCATCCAGTTCCTGCGACCAGGTGCCGGCGACCCTCCCGCCTTTGCGGACATCATCGTCGACAGCCGCTGGCCCGCCATCTCGCTGCTCGCACAGGGATATTTTGGCGTGGGCAATGGCGCGCAAAACACCGCGATCCCCATCGATACGACGAACTTCTATCCGATCGTCCGGTATATGACGGTGCATTCCGGCTACGGCGGACAGAATGGCGGCGATGAATCTTACTCCAAGATGATCCGCCCGCCGATCACGGCCAGATACCGCCTCAATCATCCGAGCCTCGGCTTCACCTGGAGAGATTCCGGCGACAGCTCGTTCGTGACGATCCAGCCGAACGCAGCGGTGTTTACCACCTTCTCCGGCAATCCGGCCTATGCCCGCCTCATCGACAATGGCGGCGGTTCCTACACCGTCGCCTACAACTACCCCTCATCGCCGGTGATCGGCATTCGCTACTACATCTTTGGCATCCCCAAGAAGGACTGACCATGACCGCCCTCTACACCAGCGGCACGATTTCACTCGTCAACGGCTCGGCCGTCATCACCGGCATTGATACCGCGTGGAAAACCGCCCTCATTGTCGGCGGCACTGTTCATGTCGAGGCAGAGGGAAATCCGCTCCCGATCCTGCCCGACGACAGCGCCGGCGCATCCGAGCATCCGATTACCGACACAGAGATGACGGCCGCGATCAAATGGCAGGGCGCGACCGGCACCTACAAATATGCGCTTGTCCGCGAAAACACCTATACCGAAGCGCAAGCGGCCAACTCGGTGAAGATCGCCGAGTTGCTGCAGCGCCTGAACCATCCGACAATTGCGGCCATCGCCGGCGTCCAGGGCGAGCAGGATCATCTTATCCTTCTGACCGGCGCCAGCACGGCCACCATCATCCCGCGTACATCGCTCATTCAGGGCATCGAGGCGAATGCGACCGTCGAGACGCCGGCAGGACTTGTCACCTATGAAAGCGAAGCGGCCGGCTTCATCGTTCTCGTTTCGAACGCGGGCGATCAGCGGGCGGCGCTTTATTTCAAGGTAAGCGCCACAGCCGGCGACTGGTCCGATCCGGCTTTCCTGACAGGTGAAAAAGGCGACCAGGGCAATATCGGCCCGACTGGCATCCGATGGGCTGGCGTCTGGAACAACGTCGATGCCTACGCAAAAAATGACGTTGTCCGCAATAACAAGTCTGCATGGATTGCCCTGCGGGCAAACACGAATGTTGCCCCTCCAGTGCTCCCGACGGAAGCGAATGACGATTGGGAACTGTTCGCGCGCGCTGGCGTCGACGGAACTGGTGTAGGTGATGTGGTCGGCCCAGAAAATGCCATCGCTGGCGATTTCGTTCAGTTTTCTGGCAATACCGGTAAAGAAATCGGTACGGCACAAATGGGCTCGCCCGCTCTTGTTGGTCGAGTTTCCGCCGGGGTAGGCCCGGTTGAGCGGTTGACGGTGGCTCAAGTTCGAGCCGCCATCGGCATCCGCGACATACTGACTGAAAACCGGAACTACTATGTCCGAGCAGGAGGTAATAATGCAAATGCAGGCACTGAAAACACTGATGCTGGGGCTTGGGCTACGCTGCAATACGCGTACGATTTTATCGCTAACAAGCTCGACCTGAACGGGTTTGATGTAACTATCAACATGGCGGACGGTTATCACGCGGCGCCATTAACAGTCGCCAAGAGACTGCTTGGAAACAACCGTGTCTTCATACGCGGAAATGTGGCTAATCCAGCGAACTGTTTTCTTGAAGTGACAAACAACAATTGCATCGTAAATTCTTGTCCCGGCTTCACCGTGAACGTGGGCGGAGTTAGATTTTCGGCGCTCAACGTTGGGAGTTGCTTGTTTGCAAACGGTGGGGATATCCAGCTTGGCGCAAATTGTCTCTTTGCTGGTGCTCTTGGTGGTGATCATTTTATCGCCATCAATGGTGGAACGATTTCTATAACCGCAAATTATACGGTCGCCGGCGGCTGCGTAAACCACTGGCACGCCTACGGGTTTGGTCAGATCATCTGCCAAAATGTAACGATTACTATTTCTGCGCCAATTGGAGTTACGAGATGGTGCGGAGTGGCGACAGGCCTCCTGACTTCCACCGGCTGTACGTTTACAAACAAAGCAAATGTTGCTGGAGCAACGTATCTCGTTCACAGAAACGGATGCGTAATTGTCGAAGGTGCTGGGGCGACTTACTTCCCTGGCACTGCCGCTGGAACTGTTGCCACAGGCGGACAGTATGTTTGAGTTGAGCTAATTCAGGACATGGCATGATGCCGGTGGTCGCTTGAAGGGTGGCGCAGTGTTAGCGCCGTCTTGGTAACGGCGCCACGATGGAGGCAGGGGCGGTGAAGCCCGGTGATGCTGACCTCATAAATCAATTAACGCCGCATCCAGAACGCTCCGCCATCAATACCGGTATGGGACACAAGTGAGTCAGCAAGAATGGACGATGCTTCGCCTGAAACACTTACATGACATACAGGGAACTCGATCGAGCCGCCGCCCATGCCGCCGAAGATATATGCCAGCAGCAGATACTGCTCGTTATAAAAGCGATCGGACCAGTTGGGTGGATAATCGTACGGAATGAAAATGTCATGAATCCCGAACAATACTCCCCGTGGGAGCGCTGGAAGTATCTCTGTAAAAAAGACAGTCACATCGGATCCTTGAAAACTCCGATGGCTATTGTCTATGAAAAGAACATCATCAGGCCCTAATCTGGAGAAAATCGAAGGATCAACGTCCTCGCATTTCTGACGAATAACTTCGTCGCACAGCTTGTCGATATCTGCGCGAGGTTGAGGGTCTATCGAAACTATTTTTGTCCTCAGCCCGTGATCTTCTATGGCCTTGCGGACAAATTTAGTAGAATTGCCCGATCCGACTTCCATGTAGATCGGCGGATTATTTTTGACAATCAGATAATAAAGAGACGCGCCATCCAGCCCTTCAAACCAGCCGTTTGTCCAATACGGTGTGATATCCTCTGGCGACCCTTGGGTCGGGATCTTCTTTAGCCATTCTGAGAGATCATTTATTCCAGCCAAGTGAGACTGATACAAGCTACGACCCTGGTCAAGAATATCTATTAGCTTCTTGCCGGCATTGCCTTTATGCAGCTCACGGCGTTCGGGTTTGTAGGTGTAGTCGAACACAACATGACCATCCAGTACGGATGATTTTGGCGCTTTCAAAACGTCGGCCAAGTTGGTGACGTTATCAATTAGAGCCGTCATGCCGTCGTTCAGCGCGACTTGCCCGTGTTCAATCGAGCGCACTGAAGTCGACATTCCGCTGATCTTGGAAATACTGTCCACGTCGATCGTAGACATATTTCGAATCGCACGTTTCAATTGTTTTAAGCTTGGCATGGCTCCCCCAACACATGCGCCAGACGCATCAACGCCCGGTTGATTTCTCTGAGATGGTCTTATTACCTAGCCTTCGGGGTAAGGCAAGTGAGAACGAGCTAATAAATATATCGGGTCGCCTGTTGCCTACCGGTAGCGTACCCGGGCACACGTACCCCACAATAGCGAAGATCAACCAAACACCCCACGATGGCTGGTCAGCCTGGCTGAAGCGTATGCGTGGCGAGCTCTTAAAAATGCCCATTTAAAAGCCCGTTAGGGCGCGTCTAAATCACCTTGAACATGGAGTGGCACAACGCTCCATGTCGTCATTCTCACCCTCTCGACATATAAGGGAGACCGACACCCATTGCCTCAAGAAAGGACGGAAATGAAATCAGCCCGACCGCCGATCAAATGCATATTCTGCCTCGAGGTTAAACAGCCGAGCAAAGAACACATTTTCCCCGAAGCTATAGGCGGTAAGCTGTCGGTCTTCACCGTCTGCACTGACTGCAACAACTGGTTGGGCGGAAAGATCGACAGCCACTTAACATCACTGCCATCGGTTCAGGTGCGCCGTGCCCAACTAGGTATAGCGGGCAAAAGAGGTGGCATTCCGCATGGATTTGAAATTTTGACAGGCCGGTCATTTATCCACGACGAAAATGGAGGGCGTCAGGCAGCGTGGGTGACTTACGATAGGAAAAAAAATGCAACTTCATTCAAATTAGAACCCACGATCACCGAGCATAAAAACGATGAAGGGCAAACGGTAGTCCAGTTCAGTGGCGATCCCAGCGACTTGCCTAAACTAATGCAAAAGCTCCAAGCGATGCGGAGACGGGAAGGTCTTAGGCCACTGACAGACGAGGAACTCGAAAAGATATCTCGCGAAGCAGTTGCGTCTGAATTCACATCGCCATTGGTAGAACGCACAATCAAGATAGACGTCTTTGGAGTCTGTCTCGCTTTTGCAAAAATCGCATATGAGCTGGCGTTCCATTGGTTCGGAGGAGAGTTCAGTGAGGACCCGTATGCTGAGATTTTCCGCGAGGCAGTAAGAATGGAAGAGGCCGATAACTTAGTGGCACACATCCATTTGCTTGATCAAAAAGATGTAGTCAGAATTCACGAAATGTGGCGCAGGGACCAGGAGTGGCACATCGCATTCGCCACCTATATGGAAGGGCATACAATAGTATTCATCACAATTTTCGATTCAGTCGGGGCCGCGATCAAAATCAGTCAACGAAATTGGCTTGCGCCGTCCAGGGCAATGAAGAGTTTCGTAGCGCAGAATTCCCAAACGGGCGAAGTATATGAAGCTAATTTGCCCGAAGAATTTAGCAAAATGAAACGCGTCAATGCCGCCTCAAAACCACGATGAGCCTTTTAGGAGAACACCGCAGGTCATGGCTTAGTAGGGGACGTTTATGGCTTTTGGCAGACCTGTTTCAAACTCATTGTTTTGCAATTTCCCGTATCAAATTTGCAAAACGGCGCCACAGGGTACATGGGGACAGAAAATTCTGAATCTGCTGAGTGTCCACCGGATTCACCACCGCGAAAATAATTCCGGGCTTGTGATCTTTATGCAAGTCGAAGACTTGGGCGACCGTGTTCAAGCAGCCAACTTCGGAGTTGTCGAGTGA